GGGCACTCATGTGCTGTGATTCCTGTACAAGCACATCCAAGTTTGCCTTTTCCTTTGCTATGAGTTCCTCAATCTTGGTGATTGCAGTTTCCAACTCGTTTTCTCGCTCCTGCTTCTTGGCAATCATCTCCTCACGGAACGACAAGGGCAGGTCGTGCTTGCACACAGGGCAGTCTTCGTGTTCCTGATAGAAACGGCTTTCGTCCTGTGCCTTTTTGATGTTGCCGTTCATCTGCTTTCGTAGTGCGGTCATTTGGTTGAGCGAATCCCGCTTGGCTTCCACCGCAGCGGTATTAGCAGTCATTTGGGTGATAGCCGCTTGGAGTTCGTCTCGCTTCTGTAGCAGGGCATCCATAGCGGACTGCTCTTCGGTTTCCTGTGTACGGTACGATTCTAGTTGGGAGTCTGATTTCTGTTCAATCTTTGAAATCAAGTCTCGCTTGTGTTCGCACTTTAGTTTAAGGGTGGAGATTTCGCTTTCCACTCCACGCAGAGACTCCTTTGCGTCCTGTAGACGAGACTTCAGCACATCGTTCATCTTGGAGAACACATCAATATCCAACAGGTTCTCCACCACTCCACGACGGTCGCCTGCGGGCAACCGCATGAACGGCACATAGTTGGTGGAACCCAAGATAACCACCTGACAGAAAGTCTTGTAGTTCATTTTCAAGACTTGAGTTTCAAGTATTGCTTGGTAGTCCTTGGCGTTGGCTGTTTGTTCCACAGCCTTGCCGTTTAGTTCCATTGTAAAGATTTTGGGAGACAGCCCACGAGTCACCTTGTACGAGTTGCCGTTCACAGCAAACTCAATCTCTACAACGCAATCTTTGCCGTTAATAGAGTTTACTAGTTGGGGCAGGTTGATGCCACGATACGGCTTTCCGTACAGCACAAAGGTCAGGGCATCCAACAAGGTGGTCTTGCCTGCACCGTTCTCGCCACAAATAAGTGTGGTGGGAGACTTGTCCAACCGCACCTCTGTGAAAGTATTGCCTGTGCTTAACAGGTTTTTCCAACGAATTTTTGTAAACTGAATCATTGCTGTTTAGTGTTCTCAAGTGCTTGGGTTTCAGTATACAGTTCACGCAGCAGGGTCTTTAGACGAGAAGTATCCACATTCTGTAGCCCGTCAATCTCTCGATTTATAATCGTGATGGTGTCTTCTGTCAAGTCCACATTTTCTTCGGCTACTGTTTCAGGATTCAGGTCTTCAATCACCGTGACTGTTTGCGGCTGATGGGCGTACAGGGAATCCACAAACCGCTCAAACAGATACGGCTTGGTCTTGGTTTCCACAACCACACGCACAAACTTGCCCTTGACGCGAGACTCTTCTACTTCAATAGGAGTAGCAGGGTCAGCGTCCTTGTCGTTGTAGCGGAGTTGGGTAAAGATGGTGTACGGATTAGGAATGAATTCCAAGTCGCCTGTGTCGGTGTCCAACACATGGAAGCCCTTCTTGTCGCCGTAATCGTTCATGGTGATTTGATACGGGCATCCCAAGTAGTGCACATTGTCACGGCTATGGCGGCAGTGGAAGTGTCCTGTGTAGACTGCGGAATACCGCTTGAACAGGTCAGAGTTCATGCCACCATCAAACGGTGTGTTCTTCAGCACATTGAATCCGTGAAGTTCTAGATGCCCACACAGAATGTCTGTGGGTGCTGTGCGGATGAAATCTAGGGCTTCGGCTTCGTTCTCTTTGTTTATCCACGGCAGGAGTGCTAGTGGTCGCCCGTCAAATTCGTGAACGGTGGGCTTTTCGTGAATCACAAATTTATCAGAGAACAGTTCACGCAGCGAGTTCACATTGCTAGTGTTCTTGTAGAAAATATCGTGGTTGCCCAGTATTACATGAAACTCTGCACCCGTCTTTTCTAGACGCTTAACAAACCCTTCACGCACAGCATTCAGAGTAGAGAAGTTCACAAACTTGCGGCGGTCTAGAAAATCACCCAAGTGTAGAATGTGGGTGGGTTGATAAGTTTCCACCCACGGGAAAAACACACGGTCAAAGAACCGCATGAAATACTCCATAAATACGGGAGAATCTGAGCGTGCCCCGAAGTGGGTGTCTGAAATAATTGGGAGTTTCACTTCTTGCTCTTGGTCTTTGCCTTGGTCTTTTTCGGCTTCTTCTCGCCATCGGATTCAGGCTTCTTCTCAAAATTCTGAATATCTGTTTCTGTAAGCACAGACGGCTTGTTGTCCCCGCCACTCAAGTAGTTCTCACGGAACCACTTCTTCAAGGTTGAGTCAATATCTGAATTCTCAATCTTCTTTAGTTTAATGTACGCCTGCTTCTTCTCTTTGGAAATACGACGAAGAAATGCGTAGTAGATTATTTGTGTAAAGTACGAGAACGGATTCTTGGACTTGCGAGGGTTAAAGTTGTAAGCGTACAGCAGGCAATTTTCAATTCCATCCGATATCATTTCTTCACGATACGGATAGTTTATAAAATTAGGCTTGCGTGACAGCCTGTCTGCAATAGCCATGAAACACTCCCCGATGTACGAAGTAACAGGAGGGTGTGGCTTGCCTTCTTTTTCAGCGGCTTTCACAAGCGTCTTCCACGCCTTCATTTCATCAAAGAATCGTTTGTTGTCTATGTAGTGGTCAGTTTTCTTTTTTGCCATGCTGCCCTTTCATCACGAATAGTATCACAAAGTTCACAGTTGTCAAGCACCGTCTTGGGGATTTTCTCCAGTTAGCCCACTCGTATAGTCTTTCAAGAATGGCGACCAGTCGTCTATCTTGTTTCCGAAATCGGAACTCTTGGAGCGGTCAGGGGTGGGTGGATTCCACTCTGCCTTGTTCTTGGACGGCTTCTGCTTCTTGGGAACCGCAGGCTTTTTCTTTTTGGGCTTCAGCAAGGAGTCCATCATTTCAATGTCCATGAAGTCTTCCATGCACTCTTTCAAATAATCTACAATACCGTTCTCTATCCACTCGTTGAGTATTTCGTTGGGCACAGAGAAACTAAACATTACCCCTTTGTTATGTGGTGGGAACGGGGGTGGGAACGGGGGTGGGAACGGGGGCTTCTTGTGCTTGGGCGGCTTGGGAGCGTTTGCGTCTGTGGGAAACAGAGACGATGTTGGTGGCTCGGATGTTTCGTCTAGTTTGGGTATACCCATAGACTCTAACAGGGCATCCAGTTTCTTTAGTTCTTCATCGGTGGGCTGTAGCGGTGGGTCGCGGTCAGGCTCTAAACCACTCAAGCCTGAAGAATTGAATTGGTCTTGGGCTTGCTGCTGTGTGGTGTACAGGGTTTGCATATCAAGGTCAGGAGTAAGTTCCAACAGGACAAAGTTGCGTGGAATATCAATTTTTAGTTCTGTTGCACCACCCAACCAATCTGTAAAATATAACACGCTCTTCTTTGCCCCTGTGAATGGGTCAGCCACCACAGAGTAGTTCATCTTCATGGGGCGTTCCAGTGTGAACTTGCCACGGGGGCGAGCCACCACTTTAGCAATGATTTCTTCACCGCTACGCAGTTTGAACACACGGAGTTTGGACTTCTTGGCTTTCATGTGTCTTCGCCTCTTATGTCTATCTTTACAACCTTGTGAGTGAAACCTTCTGATTCGTATATTTTCAAACGCTCGTCCATGTGCCGCATTGTGTGGTTTACCCACGATTTCCATGAAAGGTTATCCCCGATATCAAATAGTCTAGCAACGGATTTATGTTCAGAGACTCGTAACTGCCTGCCAATGCTCTGCAATACTCGTATTCGGGACTTGGAGGGAGAAGCAAAGATAATATTGTTGAGCCTGCGTATGGAGATGCCTGTGCTGAATGTTCCATAGGACGCTACGATTACGGCATCGGACTCCTGTTCCACAATCTTGCGTATCTCTTCTCGCTCTCCCGCTTCTGTGCCTCCGTATACAAAGAACACTTTACGAGTGGAGCCTACACGCTCGCTCACTAACTTATGTAGTTCTGTTCCGTGTCCCTCAACGAATTGAAATAATACAAGTGTGTTGCCTTTTAGTTTTTT